CCCGCCTTCTTCGGTATCAGTGATAGTGCGAACCTGAAGCCCCGTAGCGAGGGTCTGAGCGAACGAGTCTTGGAACAGTTTGGCACGGTTCGAGTTCACATGCTCATTGTCTACCGACTCCGCGAGGAACACCACGCCGTCTACGGCGACGGGGAGATATGCATCGGGCAGCAGCGCAATAGTCTGCGACAGCGTGTACGTTGGGGGGACCTGCGCGTACTCACCCACGAGGATGACACCTGCCGAGGGGCGAGGGTAGAGGAAGAACTTGTTGGGGCTGCGCACATGACGCATGAAGTTCACAGGTGTCCCTGCGGCCTCATTGACCCAGTTCGGGTACATCTGGTCAAGGACATCGCGGCTGACTTCAGTCACGGCATCACCGTTCTTGATCTGAAAGATTTCGATCAGGCGCAGCGAGTCAGACGGGCAGCTTTGAAGTACCGTGTTTGCTATCGTGGAGATATCACCGATGAAGGAGAACAGGTCAGGGCGCAACACCGACATCCGCTTCAGCGTCTGGTTCACCCAACCGAGCATAAGGGTGTCGCTGTAACGGTACGGCGAGCGCGTGTCCTGAACCAAGTTCCGCACTTCAGTGATGATATCCGCAGGTGTCATTCAGGCCAACCCTTTGCGGCCTCTGCAGCCAGTTCGGGGTCAGTATACACCGGTTCGTCAGGGATGTCAGTAGACAGATCGAGACCCTTGGGTGACTTGCGACCCCGCTTAGGCTTGGTAAGCTCCTCGATTTTCTCTTCCATCGCTGGGGTGATGAAGCGCTCAGGGAATGCTTCCTGCTCCGAGATCACTTCACAGTCCGGGTGAACAGCCAGCCGCTCACTGTAGTCGTAGATGAACCCGTCTTTTCTGACGCGAATATACTGGGTGCTCATTTCATCTTCCTCGATTTACCAGCCTCGCTGAGAGCGATGGCAATGGCCTGTTTGCGTGACTTCACAACGGGTGCCTTCTTAGGCCCCTTCGGATCGATACCGCCATGGAGAGTTCCACGCTTGAACTCACCCATCACCTTGGCGACCTTGTCTGGCTTCTTCGCCATATCACTTACCTTTCCGCTTACCGGACGGAGACACGGGCCACGATTGCCGTTCAGGTCCGGACTTCTTCGAGGCCATGGTCTTGCGTTCCGAAGCCGTGAGCTTTTTGGCCGCAGCCTCGGGTCGGCAGGCGGGGTAACTACGTGACGACTTCTCAGAACCGGATCGCCCACAGGGTTTGCCCGTCTTCACATCGACCCACTTCTCACCGAACCACTTGCCGAGGCCACCCTTACTCATTTCTTCACCCGATTGTCCGGACCACTCCACCCACCACCACGCTTCTTGTATTCCTTGGATGCCCACGCATTGGCATAAGCACTAGGGTACACATCGAACTTGGCCTTGGCCGCTGCCTTGACCTTGGACCAGAGCGCTGGATTGGTCGGTGTAGGACTAGCCATCTGATTTTCGTCCCAACCACCGCTGGATAGTCTCCGTCTCGTAGATGCGGATGAGGGTCCAAATGATCGTAAAGATCGCAGCTACTGCCGGGAGCATATCAATTATAGTTCCGAACACTGTTAGTATAGACAGCGCGTCTATAACATGCTTTGTGGCTCCGTCATGATCCGTCATGTCAGCAGTTCCACGCTCTAAGAGATTTGTTGATCCGGCTGTTGGGGTCGCGGGCTGTCTTTTCAGACGTGAGCTTCTTCTTCATCCCCGACATCCGGGCGCAGAAGCTGTCTTTGCGGGGACCACCTTCAGGTTGCGGGGCTTTCAGTCCCGGCTTGCCCGGATTGGCCTTGTTGTAGGACGCACGCCCCTTGGCGTTCAGACCGCCCTTGGGGTCCTTGCCCTCCGCTCTTTGCCATGCAGGAGTCTTGGCCATTAGGGCACCCGATAGCCGCCGTAGCCGGTACCGCTACGGTTGATCAGCTTGCCTTCTTTGGCTTCCATGCGCTGCGAACGGTTGCCGCGAGCGACAGCCCGACCGGGGTTGAGGATCGCCTTGGCCGCAGGAGTGTTCTGCGCCGTGGCCATATCACGAGCCTCGGTCGCCTTGCGGGCGGCTTCGAGGTCGATGCGGATGGGGTACTGAGGCATTATGAAGTCACTCCTTTGATGATAACGAAGCTAAGAACGAGCGTCTCAGTCCCTGTGGTTGGAACCGCCGCATTGCGGATACTGCCGAGAGAGATCGTGCAAGACCCAGCGCTAGTGCTGGTTACAGTGACAACGTAAAACTTGCGTGTACCCGCAGCCGCGCCAGACTTAATACTGACAACCACAACATCCGATGCCGCGATCTCACTATTAGTTAGGGTAAACTCATCAGCATCGTGGCTAGTTAATGACCCAGCGAACAGCGTAATTTCGCCGCAGACTTTATTGAGCGTCACCCCTGTGGTACGACTAGTCGACTGCGTAACAGTGCCGCCTGCCCCTGCGGCGTATCCCGAAGCCTGCGTAGCAAGAACTGTAGTGCCTCTGATCGTAGCCACCGCATTTGCGCCGATTGTAGTTCCATCAATAGCGCCGCCGTCAATGTCCACATTGGTGATGTCCACCTCACCCACCCCGTTGGGAGCGAGGATGATGTTACCATTGGCGTTAGAACTTGAGAGCGTGTTACCGCTGAGGTTGAGGTTCCCTCCGGCAAGCGTCGTAGACGATACGAGGGTCAACCCGGTAAACTCGCCGGTCAATGTAACTCCGGAGATCGCGCCGCCTGTGATCGCAACATTGTTCGCGTTCTGGACGGCGATAGAGCCGAGGCCAAGATTGGTCCGAGCGTTTGGAGCAGTCGAAGCTCCTGTGCCGCCATCTGCAACAGCGAGATCAGTGATACCCGTGATCGTCCCGCCCGTGATATCAACCTTAGCAATGCTGACCGAGGCAGCGCCTCGGGGGGACAAGATCAGGTTGCCTGCATTCAGCGTCGAGATCGTGTTACCGACAAAATCAATGTTGCCGACCGACGCAGAGATCGTGCCGATCTGCATAGCCGTAGCCGCACCTGTACCGCTGTAGACCGTCTTTAATTCTGCGGTCGGACCACCATCGACGTGCAGCAATTGGCTGTACGTGCTGTTGATCGCTGATCCGGTCAGGTTGGTGGGCATGAGAACTTCCTGTGTTGATGGGGGCACGAGGCCCCCATCGTATTAGACAGTCGAACCAAATGGCGTGGCTTCAGTACCAGTGCCAACAGTAGCGCCAGTGACAGAATGCGTATTATTCGCAATGTCAATCACAGTTATCAAACCTCCGACCTTACCACCAGTGGTACCGCCGTTAAGTGTGATCGTGTCACTAGCTGACACCGTGCCGAACGTACCGGTCGAACCATCGGTATCGTCAGAGACCGTGATTGTACCTCGCATCACACCGGAAGCGTCAGCCACCTTGATGATGTAACTACCGCTGGAAAGGGGTGTACCAATCAAAAACCGAAACACAGCACCAGACCCCGTAGCAGCCGGAAGAGTAGCCGTGACACCACCGGCAGCCCGACTGAGGACAATAATCTTCTGGTCGTGATCGGCGACAGTCACCGCCAGAGTGGCAGTCGTAGCCTGCACGAGGCGAGCCGACGTGTCGGCAGCAGCGTTGAGTTCAGCAGCCGTAGCGGCAAGCGCTGTGCCGCCGATGGACGGAGTAACGAGGTTCAGGCTGTACGCGGTACCGCCCTGAATCGTTACATTGTCCTGTGTAATACCGCGATAAACACCCATATTAACCTCCTATGTAGGAGGGGCTGCCTTCCGACCGGGAACCCCCAATCCTGCCAGCAGCCCCAACCGGTTAGCCGCAATCAGCAACGACGGCCCACGCCTTCACAACAGCATTGGTCGGAACCGCAGTGTTGAGGAGGAGATCGATAGTATCTGCCGTCTTGATAATCGTCGCGTTAGCGAGGTTATCCGAGTCCATCACCACAGCGTTGGACACACCGTCGTCGCAGTAGACGTTAGCAGCGGCAGGCGTACCACCGGTATAACCGAAGTCGAACGTAGCGGTCGTGTTGACCGTTTCCGCCTTGGTGATGTTAAGGCCAGCAGCCAGAACTACGGAGTACGCAGGCAGGTGGATGACCTGAAGCGTGTCGGTAGCAGCCAGCGCCGTAGCGCCAGCAGCAGCGCGAGCAGCGATGATGGCAGCAAAATCGAGTTCGACCTCAATCTTGCAGACCGGAGGGTTGTTGGCCGGGTACGCAGCGGTACCCTTATTGAAGCCAAGGGAATCAGTATAGGCAGCCATGAGATTAACCTTTCGTGTTGGATAGGGGGCCGAAGCCCCCCATCATCAGAACTGGATGACAGCAGTCGAGAGCGCTTCACCCTTAATGACCTTGTAGCCATAGACCTGAAGACCGCGAATGATGTTACCAAAGGTCGTCTCCGACCGGATGGTTTCCATGTTCGTCATCTGCGAGGCGAAGGTGAAGCCCATCTTGTGGCCCGAGATGATGTTATACTTGCCCGAGGACACGAACAGGTTGTGGCTCACGTAGATGGTGAAGCGGTCAACCATACCGAGGCGACCGTTGCGCACCACCGACATGCTATCACCGGTCAGCGAAGCATCCTTCAGTTCCGACTTCTTGATCAGACCAGCCATCTTGGCAGGAATGACAAGAAAGCGGTCGGCTTCCGGAGCGTTTGCTTCATCAAGCACGGTGCCCATATCGACGATCAGATCGATCACCGAAGTGGTGCCGCCAGCGCCGTCCTTGGTCACGGTGAGGGGCGAACCCGTCGTGCCGAGGTTGAACGAAGCCGACTGCTCACCAGCGGTGGCACCCTTGTTGGTCGTGGCGATACCCGGCAGGATGTCGGTCAGCACGCGCTGATCGATCTTGATCTTCATACGCTCGGAAGCGTCCTTCGACCAAGTGTCCATCAGGTTGATGTCCGACTGAACCTTGTCCACATCGTCCTCGACGCAGGCAAAGTACTCACCCTTGTCGATGATAAGCTGGATTTTCGGCTTATCCGGGTTATCGACGGTCAAGGACTGACCCTTGACGTAGTCGCGGATGACGATTTCCGGCGTCGTGCGGATGTTGACGGTGTCACCGTACTGGCGGATATCACCTTCATAGTTGGTGTTCGAGATCGCTGCGAGCACAGTGGCGTCGTAGAAGTTCTCGATCAGCTTACCCGACCAAATCTCGGGGATGAAGTTACCCGAGTAATTCGGGCTACCGGGGGAAACAGGAAACGACATAATAAAATCCTTCTAATCAAGCGTTTACGACAATGCGGCCTTCACGCTGCGCCGCAAAAATGTCGCGTTCGACACGATCCCGCTCCTGTTCACGGCCCTTATACTTACCCGACCGAACTTCATCAAAGAACTTTTTGATGTCGTTCGGTGAATAGGTTCTAGGTTGCTTGGTCGTAGATGTTCCAACACCGCGCGAGCGGCCCGGAGTCACCTGCTTCTCAAGTTCGTTAGAGGTAGCGGGGGTTGATTGAGCAACAAAGGCTTGTCCAGTAGACTCAAGCCAAGTTCGGAAGAACGCACTGACCCTATGGGCATCGAGCGAACGCTGGGCTTCTTCGAGATACGTCTGACGGGTCGTGCCAGTCAGAGGGTCAGTCTCAAGCAACCATGTCTGGAAGCTGTCGTTGTCATTGACCTCGCGCCAGTTGGGGACATACGTCGTCAGATCGGCCCAGAACTGCTGTTCCGCCGTGACCTGCTGCCGCTGGGCGACAGCCTGTACCTGCGGGACAACATTAGCCTGCATCTGCTGGAGTAGACCTTCGATCTGAGCAAGGCGTTGTGCCACGGGGATAAGCTCCTCGCGGCTGACCTTGCGCATCACGTCAATCGACTCTCCATACTCGTCGGCCTCTTGGTCAGACACAAGCCGCTCGGGCATGGTCTGCTCTGTACGGGTCGGAGTAGCAGGCTGTTGTGCTGACAGTGATGCCAGCAACTGCTCCATCTGCGTTACGCGCTGTTCCAGTTCGGCCTTCTGCCGAACCGTGGCGTTGTATGATCCCTGAAGGGATCGCCACCTCTGAGCATAAGTATCAGAGTTCTCGTCTTCCGTGTTTGATGTGCCGGTAGTGTGCTCGTCTCCCGACACCTGAGCAGCATTATCGCTCACACTCTCGTCAGCCGTGGACATGTCACCGGCAGAGTCATCGGTTTCCTGACCAGCATCAGCGCTCTCGCCTGTGCCGGGGTCTCCGTTTAGCTGCTTGTACAGTTCCTGTACGGCTTCGGACTGCTTACGAACTTGCTCTGGAATTGCCATGTTAATTGCTCCAATCTGTGAGCTTGATTAGTCGGCTCATATATCAGCCGCTAGGTTGGGGGCATCGGACGCGAACTTTACAAGTTCGCCAAGTACTTGGCATCTGCCCTGATAGATGCCAGTATGATCGACCGCGCTGGGTAGGCGACGAAGTTCCTGCAACTCCCATTCGCGCAGCCAGTCCAATAGGACTGGGAACTGCCTCATGGAAGCGCCGAGCGCTTTCGTCACTTGAGGGGAAGCGCGGTTCATGCTGCCTTCCCACTCACGCGGCTGCTGACCGTGTTGCCCTCCATCCCACCCTTGGGAGCGCCGCTCGCGTCAGTCGGGACAGGTGCGCTGGGTTGTGCCTGTTGCATCTGCGCAACTGCACTCGCCGCAAGCGCTGCCTGCTGCTGATCGAAAGCGGACTTCTCCCGAGATGGGACGACTTCATCCACGGGCATCTGCAACCCTTTAGCCACTTCACGAAGAATCGCGGCGCGGCCATCCTTACCAATGATTTCGATGTCGAACTGATTGGCGGTTGCGTTGAGGAACTCGATACGGCGCACGTTGACGGTCTCCTTGACCGCGAGGTTGATCGCGCCCTTGGCGATCACCTCAACGTCACCCTTGATAGACTCGTCGGGGTCGTAGCGCATGTTATAGACGAACTGGCGCTCGACGATGGGCTTCACCACATCGGAGT